GATCTGTTCGCTTGTCATACCAGTACCAGTCGAAGCTTAGAGGTTTCCCCCATTGAAATTTAACGCCCTGATGCATCGCTTTTCTAACAGCCAACATTACCGTTTCCGTTGCTTGTTTCTTGACTTTTGCTCCGCCGAACATATTGCCTCGTTCAATTTTGATGTACTGGTTAAGAGTCATGAGGGGCAAAGGAATAATGATCCTGTTCACGCTGGCTTCACGTCCTTCAGATAATATTGACGTTGCTTGCCATCAACCATTTCAACCGTTGTGATTAGCTCTTTGGGTGCCTTGGCGTCAAAAGAAACAGGCTTGTTAATGTCTTGATTTGCTTTTCTGGCGTTGTATCGCTCGATCCTGATGATTCGTGCCACACCCCCAAGATCACGCACGCCCATGAATACTCGATCAGGAACCATAACCAGATCACCGACCATCATTTTTGTTTTAATTGCTTGCATTTAAAGATTCCTCCTGTAGTTTCTTGTATTATTCCTCGCTAAATATCTAACGACTCGCAATCTCTTCATGGCCGTTGTTGCGGCGCGGTAACTTGATATCAAACTCGCTTGCCACTCGTCTCACGAACGTTGTTGACTTCCCGATCCGTTTTGCAACTTCAGTCAGTGTGTCACATTGTGAGGCCGCTTCTGCAATTCCGCGCGCGTATTTGGCACGGGATTCTTTTCGCTTTTTTGAAATCTTTTCAAGGCCATTGTTGACTGAAGTCTTCAAAATGTCGCTGTCATCAATACCGGCTACCGCACGTTTTTCGACAATCGCGTGTTTAGATACAACGATCCGGTTGTTGAACTCTTGCTTTTCGATTTTTGAGAATGCTTCGCTTTTTGAGATGTCTATCATTGCTGAGTTTTCGTAGCGCTTAATCAATTCTGCTTTGAAGTCGCGCCACACTTTGTCTCCCTGCTCGTATAAACGCACTGTTACTTGTGTCATGCTTTCTTCTCTCCTTGCTTATCAGGCCTCAGTTCGTCAAGGCTAACGCCTAGAGCATCCGCAATTCGTATCATCGTTGAAAATGACGGATCTTTGATGCCACCGGATCTAATCATGTATAAAGTTGATGGGTTGTTGTATCCTGCTAAATCAGCTAATTCTGGGATGCTAATTGATCGATCATCTAAAATGTTTTGAATAGAATCCCACATGTTGTGTCACCTCAATATGTTTTAATACAGTATGTTGTAGAAGACATATATTTTTGATATACTAGATTTACAGGCTACTGTAATGGCCTGTAATAAATTAGATGGGGGGACTATTGATGGCAAAAACGAAAACTAGTGTTCGCGGAACCCCAACTAAGAAGATCGTTGTTGTAAAACCGTACGCTAAGTCAAACGGAACTCGTGTCGGCGGTCACCGGCGTTCCACGCCAAACTAATCTTCAACAGTCTCTAGAATCTCCTCCTTCAGGGTCTAAGGTTTCCCTGAGGGAGTTTTTTGTCATTTTCATTAAAATGGCAAATCATCATCTTGGATGTCTATCGGCTGGCCATTATTAGCAAACGGATCCGTGGTATTCGCTCGTGAAGCATTTGGAGTCGTTTGACTCGCGTTTGTGGTCGCTGCTGCTGATGCATTGACTGTTTGCTGTGATTTAGGACTGTTCTGAGACGTCTGTCGTGACTCAAGCAAAGCAAAATTATCAACGATTACCTCGGTCACGAATATTTTCTGCCCTTGCGCGTTATCGTACGTACGCGTTTGAATACGGCCTTCCACACCAACCAAGGATCCTTTTTTGGTGAAGTTTGCAAAGTTCTCAGCCGACTTGCGCCAAATCTGGCAATTTACGAAATCAGTTTCTCGTTCTCCGTTTTTGCTCTTGAATTTGCGGTCAACGGCCAGCGTGAATGATCCTGCCGCCGTGCCACTTTGCGTGTAACGCAAGTCAACATCTCTTGTCAGCCGGCCTGTTAGTGAGACACTGTTTAGCAATATGCTTCCCTCCTAATTCTTTTCGCCCAATGCTCGTAGCTTTTGCAATTGCTCAGCCAATTCGGCTCTGTCTTCTGCGGACGCTTTTTTGTGTTCTGGTTTGTAACCTGGTTTAGCCCAATCAGGCAATTTCTCATTCCGAACTGGCTTGCCGTAACGGCGCTGAGGCTGATTCGTTTTGCGTTCACTATCGTTTGCATCGACAGCAGCAACCGTGAGAAGACGCTTGCTTTCCCAGTTTTTCAAGATGCCGTTGACGTACTTGTAGTTTCTGACATTGCTTTCAACCGCAGTCCGCAGCGCATTTAGGACCAGCTTCTCAGGTTCAGGTGATCCTGCTTTTCGCATGTCAGCAACCCAATCAACAAGGCTTTCTCTGGTGAACGGTGACAGTTGTCCAAACCCGTTTCCTTCCCAGAAATTGCAAATATCAAGAATTGATGATGACGACGATGACGGTTCTTCAGCAGGCCTCTCTGCTGCCTTTACTGGAGCAGTAGTCTGTTGTCGTTTAGTTTTGTCTAGTTTAGTCTCGTCTTGTTTAGTGTATGTGCTACTGTGTTGCCTACTAGGTTGTAAACTACCTTGTAAACTGTGTTGCCTACTAGGTTGCCTACTGTGTTGCCTACTATTTGACACACTGTCATCATCTTGACCACTAGGTTGCCTACTATCTGACGTACTAAGTTTTCGTGAAATATCGATGACTGAGTAGGTCGTTGCCTTAACACCGTTAGTTTGAAAATCTATCAGCCCTGACTGCTTTAGCGCGTTACGGGATTTGACGATGCCCTGACGGCTTAAACCAGTCAACGTTTCAAGTGTTCGATTCGGCATATTGAATTCGCTTGGCCAGCCTAGCTGGTTACATTGGTAAACCAGCCCATGCCATAGTGCTATCTGTCCTGTGCTTAGCGGATTAACGCTTTGCTGAATGTAGAACTCTCGAATTAGCTTGAATAAATCCATGCGGTGAGTCACCTCCTACTCGACCAGATCGTAGAGGCTGATGATCTGAGTCAGGTGCTTAGTTGCCCGGCAATACTCACAGTGCTCACACCGTTTTGGTTCTTCTTCGCCGTTCTTAACGGCTTCAATGCGTGGCTGTAGTTCCTTAACTCGTTCCAACCAATAGTCCAGCAAATCTTGCGGCATTGAGACCGCCGCTTTATCTGGCGGATCCTGCTTTGATACTGCGATGATGACAGGCACGGCTTGAACGCCATATTGCTGTCGAATTAGCTCCTGATACACGGCCATTTGCAGTGGGTAGTTGTAAGCCTCAATGAAAGAACCATAGCGATGTTCTTCTGGTAGATAAAAACGCTTGTTGATGTCCATGGTGGTTTTCAAGTCAGCGAAGTATTTATGGTTATCCGCTAAGCAGTCAAGTTTGCCTTTCCAAGCCACCCCACCGATCTCGCCTTTGACAATGACTTCTTTTTTTCCTTGATAGAACTCTTTGAACTTAGGATCTGTTCGCAAAGTTCTAATCATGTTGTCAGCAACTTGATATTCTCTTTTGAGCTGTCCTTTTGTTGCACCGCGAGTTGAAATAATCTCTGGATGTTCCTGCTTAAACTTGTTGTGCGCATAGCGGCTTTGGAAGTAGCTGTGAAGATAGTTGCCGACCAACAAGGCCGTTGGGTCGCGCTTGGGCTTCCACTCGTCCTTCAATTCCGCCAAAGCCTCGGCCTCGCAAGCCATGAACTTTTTGAACCAAGTTGGGGACTGATACTGCCAATCCATGCGATTGCTGTAATAGTTTCTACTTGTTAACTTGGTTCTGGAAGAGGTTCGCAACTTCTTTGTCGGTAACTGGACGATGTTCAGCTCGGTCTGCTTGACTGGTTTCTTTTGGCTTGGCTTCCTTGGCTTCTTTGGTATTTGCAGCATGTTTCGACTCCTCCTTCGGCTTGCTATCAATCAGATCATCAAAGTTTGGTGTCACGTCCTTAGGTTCCGCGTTGTCGTACTCATCGGCAGTGGTTTCATTGACCGCTCCCAGTAAAAGGTCGTTGTCAGAACTTGAGTTGATGAAGAACTTGGCAGCCCGGTTGAGCACCGTTCGCTTAGCCATTTCCTCGGGGAACTCTTGCTGAACCTTTTTGGTTTTGGCATGACTCCAGCTTTGATCAATCTGCTTCTTGGTCATGATGGTGAAGTTCTCAACGCCATTGTTATCGACGATGACAGCAAATGCTGCGGCAATAGCGTTGTCCTGATTCTCAATACGCGGCTCGAATACTTTGACAACCGTCCGGCCTCGATCAGAGCCAATTTGGAATTTATCGCCTTCCCGAACAACCTCGGCCCAAACATCCTGAACATTGTCCAAGCGTTTTAGGATCGCCAGGCTACCAAAGTACGAGCGCATCAGGGTCAGGTCTTTGCCGTAAGGAATGAAGTACACCTGATTCTTCGCTGGGCTTAGCCCTTGTATCACCATGTTCAGCAGTGCCTTTGCTTGCGATTGTGGGCTGGTCTTATCGAGTAACGATGGGCCTTTGCTATTGTCCGACAGCGTCAGCCAGGCTGAATTGAGGGCGTTACTGGGGCTGTAGTTAGCCGGTAGCTTCAAACCTTCATTCTTCTGCATCTCAGTGATGCGGTTGTTTACACTTGCTACAATTTCATTAGCCATGTTCTTCCTCCTAGTTTTTAAAGTCTTCAGCACCGAGATGCTCCAAAAAGTCGAGTGCTTCCTCAGTGTCAAAAATTTCATCGTTGTAAATCATGTAGAATCTTGCGGGATCGAGCCGTTCCCCGCGCCAATCACGCTCTGGCTGGTCCTCGTCACGACTCTCTTGGTGCTGATATTCTTTCAGAGAGGCCGTGTTCCAATCTGGTTCAAGCATGGTCATCGACCGCCTTCCGTGATAAACTTGAGACATAATAATATTCGTTCAGCTTTTGACTTCCCGTGGTTGCCGCCATGGGATTTTTTTGTGCGCATTTGTTGAGCATCCGTTGACTGAGTTCAAACAACCATAGCCAGCCGCGATCGCCGTGGCCTTTGTAAATCACGTTCTCGACCTGATCGTGAATGTCTTGCCAATACTCTTTTGTATCTCGCATGTGCTGTCCTCCTATTCAATCCATTGTTTCCATCCGCCCACCGCCGTGGCACCGATCATGACGCCAGCCATAGCTACAAGCAGATACTTCCAAAACGCTGATGTTGGATCGAGCAGCACTGACATGATTGCTTCTAACATTGCCTATACCCCCTGCTGACGTGCAAACCAACGCTCCATCTTCTCTGGCTCAACACGCTGGGTCTTACCGGGACCGACAAACGGAGCACCTTTTTTCTTCCAGCGACTAACTGTTGCCGCTGAAACCTGATAATGTTCCATAACATCCTTGGGCGCCCACCACTCCTTGGGTTTGAATGGCTTACGCTGCTTTTTTGGTTTAGCGACATCAATCAATGTGAATCCTTGTTCCATGCCTGCTCATCCTTCCTCATATAATGAAGTTTCTGGTAATGCGGGAGCCTTTCGCTGAAAAGATCCATGATTGAGATGCCTAGCATTTCGCAAATAGCATTTAGTTCGGTTAGATCTGCGACTGTGCTATCAAGTTTCTCGAATGCGTATGCTTTCAAGTTTTTAGCGTCATCGCGTGTAAAGTTGGGGTCATTAGCAAGGGCCTCAATGTCGTGCTCGATGAAAGAAGCTTTCTCCTCGTCTTCTTCTCGTTTGTCGGTGAATAAAAGCCCGCGTAAATCGTGGTATATTCCGTCACCGCTAAACAGCTTAGGGATTCCTAGAAACAAGTTAGCCATTTCATAGCTTAGTTCGCTGTCATTCATCGAATTGGCAATGTCAGTAGCCTCATTTGCTCTAATTGGAGTTCCATGAAAATAGTTGTTGATCGTTGAGCGCCCTAATTTTGCTGCATAAGCGATCACCTTCTGTGGCGTGTTGGTTCTAGTAGCGAACCTATTCAAAGGGCTACTAATTGTTGCTTTCATACGTTCCACTTCCTTTAAAAGATGAAATATTGGCGGATATTGATTCATGCTAGAGAGGGCTATGATTAACCCATAGCAAGTTGATCAGAGACGTTTTGTTGATCGTCTTGTGTTTCCCTAATCAGCATCATCGTGGCAGTTGATGGATGCCAGTTACTGACGAACTCGTCTGCCCTGTCAAAATCTCGCTTGCGGAGTTGGGTTCGTGTCTTGATACCGACGTACTCGTTCATACCGCGACTGACATCTTTGTAGAGCAGCCCACGTTGCTTCTGAGTTATCCGAAGATGATGCGTATTGATATAACTCTCAACCACGTTCCGCACCTGTCGGCTGATGTAGCTGTATTCTCCCGGAGCAATTGGGGCGTTCTTTTCTAAATCAGTGACACGGTTGTCAAGCTTCATGACCTTCTCGGCGCTCCTATTGGCCACTTCCATGGTTAAAGCAAGCTTTTCCTCGGGAGTCCGAGGCAGTGCTGCGAGTTGCTTGTACCGCTTCTCCACAGAGATGAAATACTGGCGGGCTTGCTTACCTTTATTTGTCCGTTGGATCATGGCAACTTCCTTTGCCATGTCGAGCGTCATGACGTGATCAATCCGTGGACGACCACCAATAGGTTTTTCACTTTTTTGTGATAAACCTTTAAAGTCAGTGTTTTCCGTAAATCCATAGTCAATCATGCGGTCAAACCACTGCGTATATGGCGTATCTACTTCCAAGAAATAGTGAAGCTCGCGACCGCTTACTGCGATCGTTCCATCATCACGCCTGATGGTCTTGATTAGTTCATTCATTTTGAAACCTCCTTAAATCATGCTGTAGCTAGGTAATTCTTTAACTCATCTCGTGCCTTCTTTTTCTCGACTTCAATAGCCATCAGAAGCATTTCATCGTCCATGGTTTTCCAAAAAGCTTTGGGCTTATCATCGCGGTAGCTCATCAGCGCTTCGATCATTTGCTGTCGGTTCATTTGACTGCCTCCTCTCGCTGGGTGGAAACATGTTTACTTAAAGTTGACTGATATTCCAAAAAAATAAGATCTGGCTTCGTTTTTAATGCAGTGGCAATTTTGAATGCCAATTCATAGCTAACACGGCGTTCTCCGCGTTCTATCAATGAATAATATCCTTTGCTAATGCCAATCATATTTGAAATATCTTGCATTGTAAGATGAAATTCCTTGCGGCGTTCCTTCAGCTTTTCGTTCAAATGATCACCTCCTAATCAACTTTATGTAAACACTATAATCTACAATTAGTAAACTGTCAACTCAAAAAGTGAACTTTTTTTAAACTTTGTTGAGTTTACAATTTGTATACACTATTCTATTCCTATGAGGTGATATGATGAGCTTCGGAGAAAGACTAAAAGAACTTAGGAACGAAAAGAAGATGACCCAATCTGATGTCGGAAAAATTATAAATGTCAGCAAAGCGTCTGTTTCTTTATATGAAAAGAACGAAAGAACTCCTGACCAAGATTCTATTAAGAAACTAGCCAGTTACTTTAATGTTTCTACCGACTTTTTGCTTGGAGTTACTGATGTTCGCTCAAAGCCGGAGCAAATTGACATATCAGATTCAAAAAATGACACCATCATGACTTTTGAAGGTCGCCCCATTCCGCCGGAAGATCTTGAGATAATCAAGAGACTTCTTCGAGGTGGCAAACATGATGACTGATTTTACTAGTGACATGCTGAGAGAAGTTTTAAACTATGGCTTTGACCGTGGAGTCGGAGCTGAGCTGACATACAAGCTTAAACCGTACACTCCGTCAGTTTCTAATCCTGAAACACGTTGGATTGCGATTAACATGAACTGGCATAAGCCGAAACAATTGCCTTATCAGGCTGCGCACGAAATAATGCACGTTCTACATCAAGACCCAGCTTGCTTATACTTTTATTCGGCGTCAAAGAACAGCATTGAGGGTGAAGCTAACATAGGAGGAATTCAGATTCTCGTTCCCTTATACTTTGCTGATATTGATAAAGAAGATGCTAATCTAAATCAATTTATGGAAGCTTTTGACATTCCTACGCCAATGGAAGACACTGCTTTAGAAGCAATAAAGGAATTTTACATTAATTAATTGTTAGTCCAGATACGGAAGACGTTAAAAGCTGAAAATTATTTATGGAGGGAAACAAAATGAAGAAAACAATACTAATTGGTTTGAGCCTCTTGACTGTCACCACATTAGCTGGCTGTGGCAATTCCAATAGCGCGAGCAAGGGTAGCTCGTCTGCTAAAACTGAAAAATCCGTCAATAAAACAACGCCAGCAAAGAAAAAGACGGACACTTCTTCCGTCCCAAAAGATGCAAACCACGAATGGTTCTTCAAGGATCCAATTTTCTACGCTGGGAACGAAACAATGACGTTAACAAAATCGGAAGTGCGCGATAGTGCTGAAGATGGCCAAAAAGTTCTCGTCATTTACAACACGATTCGCAACAATTCAAAAAAGGAACAAGACCCTTCTAACTTTTACATGGTAGTACACGCCAAGCAAAAGACTGACACTTCAAACGTTCAACTCGATCCCGGAACACTAAAGCTGAACGACGACGGAACCAGTCCCTTACAAGCGCAGGAAGACAATCTTCAAAACTCTCTGTTGCCTGGTAAAACAGTTGAGACCGTGCTCATTTATAGCTTGAAGAACACGAATCCCGTAACGGTTGAATTTAGCAATGCTGACTTCAAAACAATCGGTACCAAAACATATAACGTTAATTAACACTTTTGACCCAGCGTGGGGCTTTTATTTTCAACCAAACAAATAGCCTTCCGCGGAAGGCTGCGTGGGCGATGAAGCAAAACTAAAAATTAAACTATTTGATGGAGAATAAAATGGAAGACCATAATCTGCATGATGAGGCTGAAGCCGAAAAGGAACTGAGAGAGTATATCTATGTTGATACCGACTTAATGAATTCCTTATTAGCCCAGTTTGACGAAGGCTTGAGCACCCTGACTACGCGTATGAATGAGAAAACCTCCATACTGACTCAGGTCGCAACTAAAGGTGGAAGAAAATCCGCAAAAATTAGCGGCGGAGTCCCAGGGATAGCAAATGGTTCAGGATCGGCCGAAGATAGCCACTCTATGGCAGACGAAAGTTCAACACATAATAGGCATCAGTATTCAGAGAATATAGTATACGGTGATTACGGGGTCGAGATCCTTGAAGGCTATCTAAAAAAACAATTTGTTCCTGTTGAGAATGCGGAACTAGGAGACTTGGTACTTTACAAAGATAGCTTTTCCTTATACGACTTCGATTCTCTTGAAGCTGGTACCAACCCTGAAATTATTGATCCAGTGCTGAGATTGTCTACAGATAATGTTTCAGAAGAAAAGTTAGATGGTTTAAAAAAACAGCTGAGAGTTCTCCAAGCAAGGACAAGGAATGCCAGCAACGCGAAAATGCAAATAGATGACATGAAGAAGAAAATCCAAAAAGCAGAACAAAAGATAACAGAGGACAAAAGCTCGCAAGAGAATTTTAGAAGTGTTTATGCAATGGTGAACTTCTTTTCAAAAAGTATGCCGAATAGTGTCATTGTTTCCACTGAGCAAACCGTTGTTTTTGCACAAAAGTCTCTTTTTAGATTAAGCCCATCACAACTTCAAATGCTACAAAAAAATCCACGAACCCTTTATATAATGGGAATCGTGGAAAACAAATCAGATAATACAAATTGGAAACACCAAACTCTTACAAATTCTCAATTGGCACCCCGTGATATTGGTGCGATTGCAAGTTACTTATCATCAATCGCATTGACTAACTTTGGCATTTCACAAAAAGAGGATTCTTTAAGAATTCGGCCTATCTCTATGTACTTTTAAATGTCGTTTAGGTCCTTGGTGTTCCGCACTTGGTTTGGTGGTCAGAGAAGCTTTCTTCATTTCACGATCAATCTCTTCTTGCATTTTCTGAATTTTAGAGTCTTCACGTTCGTAAGTTTTTTTAAGCGACGAATAAAGTTTAACCGCGTCTTGGATTTTGAAAGCCTTCATCATGCCACCACCTTTCCATGCAATCATAATATAAAAGTTGCAAACGGTCTACCAAAAGAATCTATCCATTTAGAAGCAACGGAGCCTTGTTTTTAATGAGGCTTTTATTTTACGGACATAACGAACATACGTTTGAATTACAAGCTCTAAGAGTTCAAAAGGAGTGCGATATCATGGCATCAATTACCTCATATAAACTAAAAGATGGCAAAAAGGCCTGGGAATTCTATATATTCGCTGGTGTTGATCCTCAGACAGGAAAAGAAATAAAAATTCATCGGCGCGGTTTTCCAACCGAAAAAATAGCCCAACAAGAAGCAACTTTAGCCGAGGCCGAAATAATCAAAGGCCACTCTCACTACCAAACTGAAAGAATTTCAATGGCTGATTATCTTAATCAGTGGATCACTAAGCTTAAGGTTAATGTCAAAGAGGGATCCATGATTATCTATCGATATAACCTCAAGAAATACATTATCCCCAAAATTGGGGATATTCGACTGGCCAAATACACGCTTAAGGAACATCAGGAGTTCATCAGCAGTCTATTCAATGATGGCTTGTCTCTTAACACAGTAAAGCTCATCAATGGAACATTGCACAATGCGTTAAAAAAAGCCGTTGCAATTGGTTACATTACTAAAAACCCTACCGTTGGTGTCGAGTTCAGTGCGTATGCTAAAGACAATTCCAAAAAACTTCACTTTTGGACAAAAGATCAAGTTGGATCTTTTATAGAAGCAGCTGAAGAAGATAAAGAGCCCATGTGGCTATCATTCTTTGTGACGCTGATTGACTGCGGGCTTCGTGTGGGTGAAGCCATGGCTCTTCGCTGGTCAGACATTGACTTCAACAAAAATACCTTATCAGTCAATGCAACACGAATCTATCGTGCTGAAACTGGATCAAACGCTGGCAAAATAGCGCTTGATCGTCCCAAAACATTAAGCTCTAAGAGAACCGAATACATGACCGCTCGAGTAAATGATCTTCTTCAACAACAATATGAGCGCCATTTCAGTCACGGCAATGTACAAGGTTTTCGGTTTTCTACTAGCCACAATAACGATTTTGTCTTCACCTATTCGTCTGATGCAAAGTTTGGACAACCCCTCCGATCTCGGGCAACGACTGGTGCTTTTAATCGCATCACCAATCGGGCTGGACTTCCTCACATCCGTATCCATGATTTAAGACACACGCATGCCGTTTTAATGCGTGAGGCAGGATTAAGCCTTGATGACATCAAAGATGATCTTGGGCATAAAGACATTTCAACCACTCAAATTTATGCTGAAATCTCTCCGGCAAAAAAGAAAGAAAACCATCAACAATTCGAAAAATACCTAAATCAGTGAACACAAAAAGAGCTCCAGAACCTGTGTATAAGTCCGAAGCCTTCACCAAAACTTCACCACGGGCTTTTCTAACATGATTCTGGAGCTCTTTATTTACCTTATTTCAAAACGCGCAAACCCTTGCGATTAAAGGCGTGCGTTCAATTCCTTAGTCATATCCTCATAGCCCGGACGACCAAGCAGTGCGAACATGTTCTTCTTGTAAGCTTCAACACCAGGCTGGTTGAATGGGTTGATACCGTTCAGGTAGCCGGAGATGGAAACTGCCGCTTCAAAGAAGTAGATCAGATAGCCTAAGGTGTAGGCATCTTGTTTAGGAATGGAAACGGTCATAACCGGTACGCCACCATCTGTGTGGGCTAGAACAACGCCTTCGTAAGCTTTGCGGTTAACGAAGGACATCTTCTTGCCAGCCAAGTAGCCGAGGCCATCGAGGTTTTGCGCGTCGTCAGGAATGGTTAGGTCGCGGTTAGGTTCTTCAACCCACACAACGGTTTCCATCAGATTACGGAGACCTTCTTGAATGTATTGGCCGAGACTGTGTAGGTCAGTACTGAAGTTAGCACTTGAAGGATAGATACCTTTTTGATCTTTACCTTCAGATTCGCCCATTAATTGCTTCCACCATTCGCCAAGGTATTGCAAGGTTGGTTCGTAGTTTTCGAGCAGTTCGGTGGTGTAGCCTTTGCGATATAAAATGTTACGCAAGGCTGCATACTGATAGGCTTCGTTTTCTTTCAAATCAGCTGATGCATAGGCTTTTCGACCATCACCGAGGCCGCGCATCATTTCGTCAATGTCGCCGCCAGCAACTGCGATTGGCAATAAGCCAACTGCTGACATTACTGAGAAGCGGCCGCCAACGTCATCAGGAACCACGAATTCTTCGTAGCCTTCCGCATCGGCTTCTTGCTTCAAAGCACCCTTGGCCCGATCGGTTGTCGCATAAATTCGTTCCTTGGCACCATCTTTACCATACTTTTCGATTAACTTAGCCTTCAAAATACGGAAAGCAATGGAAGGTTCAGTCGTGGTACCGGACTTGCTGATGACGTTGATCGAGAAGTCACGATCGCCGATAATGTCGAGCAAATCAGCTAAATAAGTACCGGAGATTGAGTTACCCGCAAAATAGACTTCTGGGAACTTTAGCTCAGGATCGAGGTTACGGAAGGTTTGGGAAAGAAAATCAACTGCCATCCGTGCGCCTAAATAAGAACCGCCAATCCCAATCGCAACAAAGACCTGGGAATTGCCTTGAATCTTCTTGGCCGCAGCCTTAATCCGGGCAAATTCGTCCTTATCATAATTGACTGGCAAATCGAGAAAACCACGGAAATCCTTGCCGGCACCTGTACCTTCACGCAATTCCTTGTCAGCTGCAGTTACTAACGGCTGCATCTGTTCAAGTTCATTCGCGTGAACGAACTTATCCAGCTTAGATGAATCAAATTTGATGTACGACATCGTGTGCGTTCCTCCTCTAAATACGTACCTTACCGTGAAACTTTTGATCAAACCGGCATCGCCATCAAAAATAGCGGCACCGCTTCCAACCAAAAGTTTACGCCAGTGCAGTACGCTGTTCAAATTCACACTCTAACAAGTTAACTTTAAAATTGAATTTGTAAAAAAGCAAGCAATCCAGCAACTTCTCATCAGATTACTTTGCTTTCATGATCCCTAAGACGACCCCGCCAAGAATGACGAGAGCCGAACCGCAGCTGACCCAGATCATTTCCTTACGCGTCTTATGCTCACCAAGTAAGTAAATGGATCCAAACGTCGAAATAACGATGCCCATTTGTGAAAGTGAATAGGAAACTGCCAACCCGACATTTGCCATTGACAACAGCATGAACACATTACCGGTCCCCCACAAGAGTCCGGTTAAAATATTCTTCGCAGTGGCTTTAGCAAAAGGCTCATGCCCGATGCTCATCAACAAAGCGCCAATAATCATTCCAAGCGATTGCGGCATCACCACTGCCAAAGCACCAAGCTGGCCGGCATTGACGATAATCGTGTAGCCGGCATAACCTGCTGTTGAAATCAGTAACGTCCGCAAACCCTTGGCGACGCCGGTTTCCGAGGTGAAGTCATCATTTTGCTCCCGCCGCGAAGTCAACGTCGCACCAATAATTAGTAACGCCAACGCCAAGATGCCAAGCAACACATCACGGCCACTATGCCATTCATGAAACAGCAATGCACCGGCCAACGTGGTCGCAATCAGTTGCATGCCGGTTGAAATCGGCATGGTCATTGAGACACCCATATATTTCATAGACTGAAACTGTTGTCCCTGTCCTAATGCCCAAAATAACCCAGAAATAATGCCAAGCAGCCAAGTCTTAGTGTCGAGAACCGGATGCATGATCAATAACGTGCCAACGCCAAAAACCAGCGCGCCAAACGTCATCCCCAAAGTCTGCTGATAGGCATTGCCGCCAAGTTTGCCACTGACCAGGCCAATGGAACCCCAAGCAAGTGCCGGGATCAACGCAAGTAAAAATACCATAATGCGCCTCTTTCTTTATCGTATCGTTTAACTGAGTACGAATACACCTGCTTAGAAAACTTCATATAAACGACTTTACACGTGAGATGAACGTGGGTTTCTTCCATAGAAAGTCTTTATACAGAAGCGCCTGCAGATATACGCGTTTTTTATCGAAAATAGAACACAAAAAAATATTCTATCGTTCTTTTCCCAGCAAAACAAGTCGAATTTTTCGCGCAGGTAGGCGGTTAGTGCTGCGAAAAATTGCTTGACTGCTTCAATTGAAGCGACCGCCGTCTTAACCTTTTGGATGCAATAACCGGTAAAAGGCATATCCCAAAATAGCGCCGATAACATTAAAGATGACGTCATCAATATCAGCAACGCCGCTAATCAGCAAGAATTGTAAAGTCTCGATACTTAATGATGTGATAAGTCCGATCCCGACAACGGCAAACAATCGCCGCCGATGCACACTGACCCAAGGAATGCCAAAGCCCAGCGGCATAAACCAGGCAACGTTGCCTAACGACTGATACCATAAGTCAAAATGACTAGCAGCCTGTCGCAATTTCAGCGTTTCGACCATGGGGTGTAGATTAATGACAGAAAGTGAGCGTTGCCAATGAAAAACCAATTGCCACGGATAGTACACATCGCGAAAAACCGTGAGTGCAAACAGCAGCATCAAATAGCCGACAAACAATCCCAATTTCAGTTCGCGTCCGAATGTCGTTCGCCGATGATGTCGAACCAGCCAGAGGCATCGCAAAACGGCAAACACTAATAGGTAAAGGATGGTCTTGTCCAGACTAAAAATAATGAGCCGCACCAAAGGAAAATGGTTCACCTGACTCAAAGACGTTGAATTAATCCAGTTATAAAATGGCCCCAAAAAAAGCATGGCGATACCTCCAGTTGCCATTGTAGCAAACACAACGCCTGATACCCACAAGCGTCACAACTTTTAAAGACTCCATAAGAATCAGCCGTCAATGCCTAGGTTAAGGCAAACTGCGGTACGCTATTGAATGCAGCAATTATCATTGGCGGTTCCCCGTTCACCAGCCCGGAACCTGTACATAAGGGCCTTAGACGCAATGGCCAAAAACCTGTGAGCACGCCCGAGGTTACTAAGTCTGCTTTTACGCCCATAACGCGTTCACCGGCGCAGAAGTCTGTGTGTAAGGACCTTATCCGTAATGGTCAAAGTACGGTCATCACGTTCAAGGCCACTGGTCCTCCTTTACGCCCATAACGCGCTCCCCGGCGCAGAA